GGGTAAACTCCCCAAAACGACGTAACCAACAGACTAGCTGTCACCCACCCACCCAGTATACGTCCCCAAAAGTGTTACTGAATATAACTCAATCCAGCAACCTTCCATTTAATTTTCCTTTTATTACTATTTCCGTACTAAGAATACGGCCCCACCATTCCGATCCACCTTTGCGACCGCTCCACCTAGGAAGCCAGTTAGTGATCTTTTTCATCGAATCTCTCGAATCGAGCATCCCAAAGTCAGCGCTTCTAACTTTAACAATACCGTCATCGGACAAAAGCCAATCAATGAAACGTCCTCTACCAATACGTGACTCTAAGGAACGCAATCTGTCAACATCAAAGACATCAACACAATGTGCCCACTCTCTCGGTCTCGACCGTATCCAAGAACTTCTAAACCAGGCATCAATACTCCAGTCAGGACGACGAACAGACTCTCTTTCTGCAGAAGGAAACACGGGGCCGCGAGCCACTGGTTTAACCTTCTCCAAATATTGTTTCGAGCTGTCCAAAGTAGAAGACTTCTTAGGACGCAGACCATCATAAATCCCCTTAAGATAGTCGTGCGGCACACCGAGCTTATTACGACATTCACCCAATTGTTTCTTGGCCATACCAGACAACAAATCCCAACCAAGCACACGCCTACTCTTGCCGTTCACACTAATCACGTCGACACTTCTGCGAGATTTCCTCCATGTTTCACAAAATGGTGACTCACCTCCTCCGCCAAAGGAGGCAGGAGTGTGTAAAAAGGCCGAAGCCTCCCATCTAGGACAGTCAAAATGATCGGCAAGACGTTCAACACATTGTCTATGCATTTCATGCTTCCTCATACCTCTGTTAACTCCCATTTGATAAGCAGAGACTATCTCAAAACAATCCTCCACACACCCCTCAGTAAAGGCCTGAGTGAAGCAGTATCCAGACCAGAATCTAGCAGGGTAGCCCACTCTTGCCTTGACTCCCCGCACCATCAGATATCTAAGAAACTCCGATCTGACACCATCATTAAAGAACTTCCTCCTGTTGACAGAAACAACCTGCTCGTACACAGATATAATACGTTCCATGTCATCACGAGAGTTAACAAAAAACAAAGCATCATCACCAGTAGTAGCCGGAACTGCAGCCATGGTAACGCCAGTACCATAAGCAATACTTGCATTGATAACCGTATCAATAACACTGGTTATACGCCACCCAGAGAGAACACCCCCTTCCCACTTGACCGAGTGCCCCTCGTGTTCCAAAACAGAGTTTCTGATCTGATCGATAACCCGCTTCCCCGACATCAACATTTCTTCACTACCATCCCAACACACGTCCAAAAGCAATTGAACACACTCAATAACCATCCAATCCGGCGGACCATGATCAAAGGCAGAAATATCAATAGGCAATCCAAGACTAGTCTGTGAATCATGTATCAACTCGTTCCAGAAACTAGTCTCATCTTTACAACCAATATTCGTCCTCAACGCCTCACCAACAATGCGCTCTATGCCCTGACAACAAAACGCCTGGTCAACAAACGAAGTCCATGATGCCATGGCAGTACCCCTAACCTTCTTGCGCTCACGCTTCTCCAACACCTTGACCAAATAAGGATCTTCCTCCCACGGTTGTAATCCCGTCGACAAATAACCAGGTATCTCAGAAGCCCACCGCAAATAACTGGCAACTTTACTCCTTCTAAGATCCTCTATCCCTTCAACTGTACTTGAACCACTGGCTACCCATTCCGACGGGCACATGTGGAATTCGTCGTAAGCACGTATCTTGGTCGTCAACGATCTACTCGCAAGTTTCATCTTATTAGAAACCTGAGCAAAACCATCTCGGAACACCTGTCTCAACTTACTCCCCTTCCACTTACTGTCACGTCCAACCCAATGAGTCATGTCCGCCCGAATCTCCTCCGTACTACCTCCTTGTACAGAGGAACCAAACAACATATCCAGATCCACCAAATACCGCCATAATTTTCCAAACAACCGACTACCATACTTGAAAGCATCTTTCGCTATAATACGACACATTCTTAAAGCTCGAGTAGGAGAGGCCTCACGCAGCCCCAACCTTGCACTCAAATTCAAAAACATGTGTTTAACATCGAAAGGCAATGAAACACAGTAACCAGCCATAACACCATCAAGCACCTCGTGCTTAATAAACCTCCATCCCAACTTACGCCCCCATGCTTTTCTGAGATTCTTTCTCTTCTCTCGTACTCCTCCCTTTAACCACGACTCCGACCAAACTAAGCTCATAACATCATACTTGTCAACATTACCCGGGTGTAACGCTCGACGCACACTAGATGCATAGTCCAAGAGCTCGTCCTCTTCGGCCACCTTACGAAGCCCCCCCAGAGCGGCGAAACGAATAAGGCCGCCTGACAGAGATCAAACGGCTAGTATTCGCAAGCAGCACACCTCCTAACTCAACAAGCGAGCTAGTACCGTGCATAATCTGGGGACCCGAAACATCGGCCCACTCTCCAACGTGAACAGTAGCATTAATGTTGATCATACTACCCCAAGGAATCACATGAGTAGAACTGTTGTCAGTAATGTGATAGTCACAGTCAATAAAACTACTAACGTGGAGAGGAAGCACCATGCCACCATGGTTAGCGATGACTTCCATACGCTGACCACGCTGATATCGTACTACCATTCCAGGAGCAACCTCACTAACAATCAAAGGAACATAACCCTCATCAGTTCGAACCTCGACCTTAGATCCTCCCAACGTAGACAAACCCTTTACATAGAAATGTGTCTGTCCCATGATATAGGTACTCAGCCCAATCGGAATGACATTAGGTGCGGTCCAGCTCGGCTCAGAATACATAGGCCTTGTCCCAAACCAGTCCAAAGCAAGAGGCGAATGTTCTACCCTCACCATGCCACTATCGATGACGTCTCCACTGCCAGCAAGTGCTCCCTCTGGAATGAGACAGTCTACCAAAAGATTGTGCCAGTCTCGATTCTCGGTATACCTGCTACGAATGTGACCCTGAACATAGTTTGCCACAGTGGGCACACCATCCCAAAACGGTAGCGCCGAACTAACTGCTCCCATATCAGAACAAAGGTAAGCAGCAGCGAGCATGTAGTCTGAGGTGTCAAACCCAAACTGAGAACCGTCTCCTTCAACTGCCCTGAACCGGTCAGTACAACGGACGGCCCAACCGACCGGCGAAAGAGAAGCACACGCATAAGTGTGACCACCTCCCAGACCAATTACTCCAGCAAGTCTACCATAACCAGAAATTCCTGTATTAGCCACCAGCTCACCGTGACAACTGACGCTGGTACGAAGCCGGAGCCGAGCGTTAGCGTCCGTTCTCTCGGCCTTGAACAGATTGTTTCTCGCTTCTTTCAGCGCCGCAGCGTTACCTCTCCCAAGATTGACAACGGCAAGACAATCACGAACGTTGTTCCGAGACGCCGTGCCCGCTGCTTCAAGAGCAGCCACTCTGGCACGAGTACGTTCCAAGACCCTAGGAATCGCAAAAGGATCAACAACGATGCCATTATCTATGTCGACAACATACCGGTCCGGCGAGTACCAAACGGCAACAGGGTCGTCAAGGTTGCAAACGCCATCATCAATCGGATTCTCAGACAGTGTAGTTGCTACACCAGTAGTGATAGCATGCACAGAAGCAGCAATTGCCTTTTCAGACGCATGAGCCCTCTCCGCCAACCAAGCAACTACATATTTGATACATCCCGGCAACCCTTCCACGGTAGGTGGTCGTATATCAACAATAGTGTCATTGTACCAGACTACACCCTTACCAGTTCCTTGCATCATCAGAAGACTCAACACATAGGCATCGCCCCTACCACCTCTAAATCCCTGGGGCCATATCAAAGAAAATCTAGTGGTGGCTGAAAGCGCCGGACTCATGAACCTGCCAAGGTAAGCACCGCCATGCTCAACCTTTAGCCAGTCAACGGGTCCCAAAACACCATCTTCATTCACCTCCAAATACTGTTCAATATCAGCGTTCGCCCAAAAGTTGGCATCACCAATTCCCAATCCACCCCAACCGTAGTCCCTCAATCGCAAAGCTTCGACCAATAGTCTAGCAAGCCCAGTGCCGTCCCCCAAACCCAACTTTAAGCGGGAAGCACGGACCAAATTGCTAAACCTATCTGCCTGGTCACTTCCCAACCTATAAACATGACCTTTTGTCACCATCATAGAGTGCTGGGATTCCATAGCCTCCAATTGCTGACTATTCCACTCAATCGACGGCCCAGCAACATGCACGTCTAGACTCAAAGCCCTAATAATTCGAGGAGCCCCCGTAATGTGCACAACATAATTACCCACTGGCCCTTGACTAGTCTGTAACGTCTTGTAGCACTCCTTCGGAGCACCAGACACCACCGACTTGGCTATGTTGTACAAACTAAGATTATCAACCGTTATTCGTTGTTGATCATCTTCGTTCACTCTCTCTTCTCCTGCGCCATCGACGCCTCCTACATTGCGGTTAACCTCAGCCGAAGTTGAACCTCCTCCCTCCTGAACACCAGCACCACCTGTAACGTTCGGAGTATTACCACTTTCTCCACCACCATTATCCACTAAACCTCTCTCGTCTCTATCAATAAACTGACTATTCATGTTGAAAAGGTTTTTTACTTTGCGCAGTTAACGCTCCACTTACGTGGAGATCCCTCTTCCAGGACCAGTCCGAAGACTCAGGCATTTCCCGGCGTACAGCCTACATACCTAACCCGCTCTCGAAGAGCTAATTTCACCTTACCCACAAGGATCAACTCACCAGGATGAACGAACACTCCACTGAACATGGCAACAGTCTATCGACTCGACGTGGTAGGATACCCCAGCCGTACAGTCATCGCGTAGGCCAGCCCCTCGGCTCTCCGGCATGCGAAAGATACGTCGATAAAGGCCCCGAAGTAAAGTTGGTAGCTCCTTGAGGTTTGTCACAACGCATCCACGATTTTAAACTCAAAATCAGTCTCGTGTTCTACTTCCTGGTAAGAAGGCAAAGAGAGCTG